GGGGTTCTAACTTCTCATCTCCTCTGGTTCTATAACGAACCGTTAGCCAGCGAGGCTAACCCATCGGTGTTTCGACTTGAAGCCACCGCGCTTCACGCTGGATTGAAAATCCAGAGCCGTCTTGTCATCAGTGAGGTGACTTAACGGATCTGGCCACCAAGCTTCTGTAAAACTTTCTACAGAAGATGGTGACGATTCAGCGTCAGTGTCTCGGCCAAGAGTTTGGCTCCTCTCTTCCAACGAGGGAAGGTCAACGTGGGAATCCCCGTTTTCCGACAATCGTTGAGAAAGATTCGCCATCCCCGAAAGCACGAGGCATGTGTCAACTCCCGGGTGGTCTTGTCCCACTCCAGCACTACTTCCGAGAAGTAGGGCTGGTTTCCGTCCATTGTATAACCACAAAGGTTTACGCTGGAAGGACTCCTGAAGTACCGAAAATTTCCGGTCTCCACGAGAGTAGGATGAGATTCCCCATTTGTTGAGACAGGCGATTTCGTTTCCATCTATTTGATCCTTCTTTTTAGTAGGCTCGAATACTATCCTCTTCTGCTTCCAATTATGAAGACGATTGTCGTAGTGACAATGCGTATCAAAGAGGAAGCTAAGATGTGATAGCCCCGAACCAGGTTTTCTAGTTCGGGGGATAGAACGTTTCACCACTCGACGAAGCATCGAGCGTATCATTTGGCAGATATGCCATTGGCCTTTCTGATAAAACAGATCGGCAGTAGCATTCCAGCTCATGATCGTCGATGCATCCCAGCGTCGTGAATCGTCATGCGGAACCATTCTAGCGTATACCGGGTTAACCGGTACACCATTGAAAAAGTCCGCACCACAAGACTCCCTAAAGGCAGAAGCCTTGAAGGACTTGTTGACGTTAACCTTTAGAGCATAGCTTTCAAGGTACTTCACGACAAAGTCCGCGTACTCTACAGGGACAATTATGTCATCCCCATAGATATCGATCAATTTGCTATAACGGCAAATCGAACGAGAACTCGGACGCCCCCCATCGTATATGTGCATAGCACTTTGTATAAGGGTGTAAAACACCATTGCCTCGACAGGAAAGCATAAAGCTGATCCCATCGAAGCATACTTAAACAGTACTATGTTCTTACCGGTGGGTAAGTCAGCATGCAAGGAACGAGCATCCTCGAGGTATTCGAGTAGCCCTGAGGTCTTAAAGATTCTCTGAACTAAGTGCAAGTGCACCCGGTCAGAAGCATCTTTCAGGTCTAGCGTGGCTAGTCGTCTATCCTTACTTGCTTTGTAAGCGAGTCGCTGATTAACGTCTTGACGGGAAAACCGTATTGAACGTTTAGTCAGTGGATGGCCTTCAATAACTTTATATACATAATCCTTAACGGATTGCTGCATATATTGCATATGTGAAGGCTCAATCGCGATGACTCGTGGCGCCGTTTGCGTCTTAGGTACAAATACAACGCGTACTGGACTCTCGTCCTTTACATCGAGGTATTTGACACCTTCGGCACATCCGGTACCTTCCCCTGTACCTCCGAAACGCGCTGCGATTCCGTAATTGGAATAGCAGTGTAAGTCGGAAGGGAAGGTAAGCTCCGATCGATGGTTCCACTTTGTGATGCGATACCTCTGATTAGAGGCATAGCGATCAGCAGTGACACCAGGGCCGTGATGACAAATAAGATCAAGGTCACTAAGCTCAGGAAAAACCTGAGACCATAGTATTCCGGAAATCTTATCAAGGATATTATCCTTTCTCTCAACTTGAGAGGTCATCATGCGGAGTTCGCCTTCTACTTCGATGAAGTGTTGTTCGGCCTTCAGATTTCTCTTAGGGCTGCACCCAAGCTTCAGCTTCTTAAAGAAGCGACAAACTTGACGTATACCAGCAATGATATACGGACACGGTTCATCAAGTAGCTTACCATCCGTGTGAAACACACGTTTGAAGAAACCTCCCATAAAACGGGGGAGACTTCCATGTCTCGAGAAACTCGAAGGACATGTGAACGTCCCAGTTTCCAGGCCTCTTTCGAGAGCATCTGATAACTGAGGAAGGGTAATCGTTAAGAACGATAACCCCTCGTGTTTACAACGATCAGCGATACGTTGCTGATCGCGTTCTACGGACAAGTCTAGGTCAATACTAAGTTGCCTTAGCATCGCCTGAACGAGCATGGTCGGTCTTTTCACTAGTACCTCCATTATTATGTAGGAACTAGGACCGTCTAGGCTTACTCACGCTATGAAGCCACCAGAGATGCTCTCAAACTAATAGAGAACATCAGGAAAAGTACTGAAATACCCACCACTATTAAAAAGTGACGGGTGGTTATCAATACTCACCTCCGAGAACCTTAAGGTAATTGGCAGAAGTCAGCCAAGCCTTAAGAGCATCGATCTGGTAGCCGATCTCAACATCCGAAAAGACGCCAGAGCGCGGCTCGTCAATGACGAGATACACGCTGGCTCCTGCCTCCTTGTTGATTGCGCTGATAGGATCAGCCGCAATCTTCGATTTGGACAGGCGGACCTCACGACGGAAACGCGAAGCAGTAACATTCTGCTTCACCGTCATGAGCTGTGTGCCATCGCTGCTCGTGAAAACACTCGTCGTTGGGCCCTGTTGGGTCCGCGGAAGAGATGTCGCCACGGCATTGATGGTCACGGATTGAGGATCTGCAAGCACTAGAAGCTCCTTTGTTGTACGCTTTTACAAAGACTCTAAAAGAGTCCGACTAATCGCTAACGCAACCTAGAGAGCCCTAAGGCACCTAGAATGGCTAGCTGCATACCAGTCAATGAATTTTGACTAGTAGCAAGACCGAAGGGATCTCCCTTGACCCGGGTTTTAATACCCTGATCAGTAAGAGACCGGCAGGTCCAGTTGACCGGTTCTAAT